CGCCCTACGTTTCTTAATTGTTAATTGTTCATTGGCCATTGTTAATTGTTAATTGTTACCCTCCCAGCGCGTCGCCGTCTGCGGCGCCGCCCAGGGCCGCGAAGCGCCAGTCGTTGAACGTCGCGTTAAAGCGGCTGCGGCCGCGCCACACGTTGGCGTCGGTGTTCTCGTCCACGGTAGAGCGCACGGCCAGCTCTATACGGTCGTTCCACACAGCACCGCCGTATGTCCCGTTGTATTTGCTGTCCATAAGTATCCACGGCGCGGCGCCGTCGGCGATAAACTGGTTTAAGTAGCTCCACACAATAACCGTCCAGCGCCCGTACTGGTAGTTAAAGGCGTTGTTCGAGGTTGCCGGGTCCTTGTCGGCCCCGATCGCCGCGAACACATCTTTTTTCAGGCTTGCCAGCTCCGGTATCAGGATCGTATCCGGCGCAACGTCGAGTATCTCGTCGTTTTCGCCGCGGAACAGGTGCATGACCGTCTCCATCCTGCCCAGCGCGTCAACACTGAAAGCGTCAGAGAAAAGGTTAGACTGCTTTTTGCCCTTCACCTTCGGCGGGTGCTGCTTGTTAAACAGTGTGACGCCGTCCGCGCCCAGAATATCAAATTCCCTGCCGCGGAACTTCACCTTCGCGCCGTGCCTGATAGCGCCGCCGTACAGACAGGCGCCGAATTTCTCGCGCGTGCGGTGATAGCTCGTCATAAAGGCGGCGGGCTTCTTTTTGAGGTCCATTATCTTCGCGTCCTCGATTATCTCCGCCGAGATCGAGAAGCTGTCCTTCCACGTCTCATGGACAAGCAGCTTTTGATAACCCTCCTGCATACCGTCGGTGGGATACGCGCCGTTCTCGCCCACGGGGTCAAAACCCTCCATAGCCGTCATACCGGTATACATATCACCGTAGTTTTCGCTTTTACCCATCATAAACAGGTTTTTCATAACGGATTCCTGCTCGAACTGCTCCCCGCGCTGCTCCAGAAACATACGGATCGGGGCCTGACACTTGCCGTAGATGCTGTCGTTCAGGCCGGAACCCTCGGAAAATGTAATCTTCATTCGTTTGTTAACCCCTTTCGTTAGTTGTCGGCTTTGGTCCAGCGCCCGCGCACGGCGTCGCCCTCGTTCGTCCCGTCCAGTGAAACGATCTCAAACGCGCCCGCGCCCGCCTTGGCCAAAAGTCCGCCGGCCGCTATCTGCAGCTTGCCGCCGACCTGCGCAGCGGGTGCGTCGGCCGCCAGCGCCGTCTCGTAAATATAGCTCCTGTTCACTCTGGTCACGGGCAGCGGCTCGGCCGCCGCGACGGTAGCGGCCGACATACACAGATAGCGCGGCGCGGTCACCGTATCGGCTGTGATGGCCGCGAGTTCGCCGGCGGCGTTCACATTCACAAGCTGCCCTGTTTGGTACGTTCCGGCGGCGGCCGCCATGTATTCCCATGGCAAAACCGCGCCGTTATCACTCTTATGCGGTAAAAACATTTTTGTATAACCTCCTAGCTCTGTTTTGATTTTTGATAATATGCCTGTATCTCCGCCTCGGTCGCCTTCGGCATAAGCTCGCGGAATAACGCCATTTCAGCCGGCGGTACGGAGACCGCGCCGCCGCCCCGCGCGGCTGTCGCCGTCAGGTGGTCCTTGCTCCGCGCGTGCGATATGGCTTGCTGCCGCGCCGCTTCCGTCTTTGCGGCCTCCAGCCGCTCGCGGTTGGCCAGCAGAAAAGCGTCAAGAAACGAGTACCCTCTTTTCACGCGCTCACGGAACTGGTCGGCGTTCGGCATTTGCAGCAGGTCGGGTATGCCCTTAATCCCCGGGTCCAGCTTTTGGATCTCCGCGAGCTCCGCGTCAACCTTAGCCTGCATGGCGGCGGTTTCATTTTGCCGGCGCTCATCCTCACGCTGCCTCAGGACCTCCTCCGCGCGCCTGATAACGGGGCTGTCTGAGATCGCCTTGTCAAGGCCCTCCGGCGTCAGCCTTCCGGCCCTGAGGTCGTCCCGAAGCTGTAACGCCTCATACTCGCGCCGCCACGCGTTAAACTCGTCCATGTTGGTGATCGGCTCGTCCGTTATCGTGTTTTTCAGCCTCGCGTTCGTGAAGAAGTCCGCCAGCTCGGTTTTCGACCGTTCCCGCTCGGCGTCAACAGCCTGCCGCACGGCCTCGTTGATGGCGGTCTGCCGCTCTTCTCGTTCATCCTCACCGTTATCTGTACTCTGTACTCTGTTATCTGTCTCGGCGGGGTGGTCGTCCGGCTGTTTGTTATCTTCCGGCACGCCGGAAACAGTTACTAGTTCTGAGTTGCCAGTTACTAGAGGAACGTCCTTCTTGTAACTTGTATCTTGTAACTTGTAACTATCTCCGACCGGCGCGCCGAGGGCGTCGCGCCCTACGTCCCCACTGTTATCTGTACTCTGTACTCTGTTATCTGCCTCGGCGGGGTGGTCGTCCGGCGTAACACCTAACGCCTCATACACACTGTTTTCCGTGATTTCCATACTTTCCTCCCTTTTTGCAATTAATGCAGGTGCCCTGCCGGTCAAAGACGGGGGCCAGCCCCCGAACCCCCGCCGGGGTGGTCGTCCGGCGCGATGAGGACATCGCGCCCTACGTCCCTACTGTTATCTGTACTCTGTACTCTGTTATCTGTCTTGTCGCGCCCTACGTCCTTCTTGTAACTTGTAACTATTAACTTGTAACTACTTTGTCCGAAGGTCGCCGCCGGTCTTGACCGTACCCTTTTTGGCGGTCGGCGTAATCTGGTTAGGCGCTTTCACAACCTGTGAACCCTGATTCTTGACCTTCCCAACATATCCGCTTTTCATAAACCTCACCCCCTTCCGGCAATTAACAATTAACAGTTAACAATTAACAATTAACAATTAAGAAACGTAGGGCGCGACGAAACAATTATCGTATCCTCCAATTGTTAACTGTTAATTGTTAATTGTTAATTGTCATCTGTCTCATCGCGTCCTCCATGGCCTTGCGCTCTATAGCCTGAACCATTTCAGGCGGCAGCATCTCCGGCGGTATCCCTCCCGCACCCCCATTCCCCTCCATGGAGGGGTGCCGCGCAGCGGCGGGGTGGTCGTTAATTGTTAATTGTTCATTGTTAATTGCCCCCATCCGTTCCTCTAAAAACTTCTTGGTATTTCCCGCGCCGGGGTAATGCAACTCCTCCATCTTGCTCCAAAACAGTATCAGGGTCTCTATCGACGTCGGGTCGCCGAAAGCGCCCGTCTGGAGGTTCATACGCGTCTCCTGCCACATCGCCTCGCGGTTGCCGGCAAGCGGCGCCGACGTATCGCAGGAGAACAGGAACTGGTCGTTCCAATACCATTCGCCGCTCGCGTCACGTTCCAAGAAGTCGTGGCGGTCAAACTCCAGATACTCGTTCTCACCGCGCGAGTTTTTATACACCACGGTGCGCGGCTCGTCCGAATACGCCAGCATGAACTTAAACATCAGCTCGAACAGCTCCGCGTATGCCGCCTCTTTCATCACGCGTTTGCTCTCCAGCCGTCCGGCTGCCTGCGCGGCGGCGAACTCTTTGGCTTTGCCGCTCGTCGCCGTCGAATCCTTGCGGCCCTGAAAAGAGTCGGTGATTCCGATTATCTGGCGCGCCTCCTCATAAACTGAGGCAAGATACATCAGCTCATACTCCAAATTGCCGGTAAAATTATATACGTCGATCATGGCTTTATCGGCCGGATTATCCAGAAACCAGCGCTCGCCGTCAGTCGGGTCCGTGCGCAGATCGGCGCGGTTGGGGAGCGTTATGCGCGTGCCGGCCTTTATCAGGCGGTCGATTATTTTTTGCTCGATTCTGTTGATCGTGTTCTGCTGGTCGCGTATCTGGTCAACGTCGGAATTACCTAAGAGCCGGCCGTAAACCGAAACGCTGCGCTGGAGTATGATCGGGAACACGTCCGGCTTATAGTACGCGACCCGCGCCTCGGGCTCCAACGGGAGCCGGATATTTTCATAATCAAGCTCTTTTCCGTCCAAACGCCGCGCCTGATAATTCTCCAAATCCTCCAGCTCGACCTCGTTCACCCACGAATAGCGGTTAATGCCGCCGTCCGGATTCTTCTCAAACCCTATATACTGGGTAATCGCGGCATCCGCGCCGCTGTCGCCGTCCGCGGCCCGAATCTCCGGCTCCGACTCGCTTTCCGGCTCTATGTTCTTGTTATACTTGCGCCGGACCGTCTCCTTTGTCGTCGGATTTTTCAGGATAATCCAATCCATATCCGCGATACCGGTAAAAACGCCCGGCTGCGGCGCGAACTGCTTGGGGTGTATCACGCTCACGTCAGTCTCGCCGACGGTCATATGTGTGCGCCTGGTATTGTCCCACTCAACCAGAAACCCCACCGCGCCCTGTATGGGAACGGTGCGTTCCGCCATATCGTTCATCCGCTCAAACGGAAGTCGGTCCAGCTCATTGCGCAGGAAATTCTCTATTATCTCCGCCAGCTTCTCGTCTTTTTTGCGGCGCGGCGTCACCTTCGGCTGCGGGACCGAGGAATTAATCTGGCTCTCTATGTTCTCGAAAATGATGTTTCGGACATGGCTGGTCCTGTTCGGGCCGCCGCCTTTGGCGCTGTCGCCCCTGACCAGCGGTTTCAGCGTCGGATCGCCGTTATAGAGCCGTTCACGCGCGTTCATCTTCGTTATCTCCGCCGAAAACGCCGCGTCGCTCTCCGCCAGCCGGTTTTGCCATATATCCAGTTTTTTTCTGTTGTCCTTCATCCGTTCTCTCTTCCCGACCGTTCGCTATCCTCCGGCGCGCCGAGGGCGTCGCGCCCTACGTCTTTCTTGTAACTTGTAACTATTAACTTGTAACTATCCTCCGGCGCGATGAGGACATCGCGCCCTACGTCTTTCTTGTAACTTGTAACTATTAACTTGTAACTATCCTCCGGCGCGCCGAGGGCGTCGCGCCCTACGTTTCTTAATTGTTAATTGTTAACTGTTAATTGTTAATTGTTAATTGGGCCTCCCCCACATGCCAATCAATCGCTCGCGCCCCGCGGCGTCGGCCCTGTTATAATCCTCACGCATGTCGGCCGTCCAGCGAGCGCCGCCGGCCGGTCTTTTCGCGTCCGGCGGCCGCGTCCAGTATACGCAGAATCCGCGCAGCGCGTCCGGCGCGTGGGTTATCTCGTGCGGTTTCGCCGCCGCGTCCGACGGGCGTTTCGGGTCGTACATAAGCAGCGGGATCGTCCGGATTAAATTGACGCAGCCGCGGAATATTTTCAGCTTCGCCGTCCGGCCGCCGGCCGTGCCCTTCGTGACCTTCAGCCATTCCCGTACCGCCAGCCAGCCGGCGACACGGTCGTTCGACGTCTTTGTCAGATATATCCCGTGTTCGGCAAATATATCGGCCGCGCTCCTGCCCGTCTCCTGACGGGCACTGAACATATCCGGCGGCGCCAGCCAGCCGTGTACGTCCAGCCCGTCCGCCATTTTTTTAAGCCTTGCGGCCGCCGCCGATATGACAAGCCCGTCGTGGCCGCCGCCCAGATCGCGGCCCTCGTAAACCTCGTTTATAACATATGCCGCGCCCTCGCCCGACACCGCTATCGCATATGCCGCAAGCATATCCATCCCGTAATCAAGCGTTATATATACCCGCCACCACCCGGGGACCTCAAACGGCTCGCATACGTGGATTTCACGGTTCCACTCGGGGAAAAACTGACCGACGTACACGTCCCAGTTGCCGTCGCGCCACGCCTCGCGCAGCCCTTCCGGCAGATTGTCAAGGAACTTGACGTAACCGGGGTTCGCTTTTACCAGCGCGGGGTTGTCCTCAACCTTTGCCTGTATGAAAACATAGTCGCCGGGGTCCTCGTCCTGCCGGTAATCACGGTCGATGAAAAGCCGTTTTACCCACGCGTGGCCCACGCCGCCGGGGTTGCAGGTGAGATACATCCGCTTCGGAAAATCGTTGACGCCGCGCACGCAGGCGCCCAAAACCCTGAACTGATATTCGGTGAAATGCGTCGCCTCGTCGATAAAGATAACGTCGTATTCAAGCCCCTGGTATTGGTCGGCGTCGCGCTCGCTGTCGCAGTACCCGAAACGGATCACCGAACCGTTTGCAAAAGTCAGCGTCTTTTCCGTCTCCTTGTACTGCGCGAGCCCGCGCAGCTTCGGGCGCATTATGTTGATAAAGTTTTCGCGCAGCTCGGGGAACGTGCGCCGCAGTATCAAAATCCGGATACCCGCCCGCGTCAGGCACAGCGCCGACGCCTTGATACGCACCGCCATCGACTTGCCGCCGCCTCTCGCGCCGCCGTAACCGATATAGCGCGCACGGGCACGCATAAACTCCATCTGCTTGGGCTGCGGCCGCTCGAGCCTGACGGCCGTCATTGCCCTATCGCGTCAAAATCGCCGACCAGCTCAACCCTCAGCGCCGAACCGTTTATATCCACGCGCTCGGCGAACATTCCGGTATTTTTACCCAGCAGCTCCAACACCCTTGTCGCGCCCTTGGCGTCGAATTGCCACGTGCCGCTCTCAACCCACGTTTTGCTTCCCGAATCCCATTCCATCACCGGCTTTTTCTGCATACACCGCTCGAAGATTTCATAGAGCTTCAGCGCGATCGCGTCCGGCGTCAGCCCCAGCCGCTTAAATACCTCGCCCGCGAGCGCCCGCCTATACGCGGAAACCTTCGGGTTTTTAAGGAGGTCGGTCGCCTGGCTTGCCGCGGTCTTTGCCGAGTATCCCGCTTTTATCGCCGCTTCCGTCTGGCTCAGGCCGTCGAGGAGATAACCGACGAACTTCCGCTGCCGGATATTCAGCAGCTTTTCAAGCTCGGCTATTGTCTTTTCGCCGTAATCCATAGCCCTTTTCCCCCCTGTAAAAAAAGCATAACATAAAAAAAGTGTCGCGAGGGGCCAACTTTTACAGTTAACAGTTAACAGATAACAGTTAACAATTAAGAAACGTAGGGCGCGATGTCCTCATCGCGCCGTTTTCGTAGGGGCGGCCATTGGCCGTCCGCGGATAACCACCCCGCCGCGCGGGGCGCGGCACCCCTCCAAAGAGGGGAATTGGGACGTGGGGCGGGGGCGTAGGGCGCGACGCCCTCGGCGCGCCGGAAGATAGTTACAAGTTACTAGTTACCAGAAGAACGCGCCTCTAGTAACTTGTATCTTGTAACTTGTAACTACAAGCGGCTGGTTTTATGTACCGGATGTACTGAAACGGCGCGCCGCGGTCATATTCGTCACGATGCGTGACGACGGCGCCCCGAGGCGCTTTCAGCTCCGGCATCGCATAAACAATTTTCTCACGGACCACAGGCTTTGCCAGATTGCGGCTGCAAGTGTATTTCTTTTGGTCCGGCCGGCGCTTTACCTGACGCGTCAGATACTCGGCGACCGGTGTATAGTCTTTCTGGTCCTTCAGCGGCCTGTAATCAACCTCTGTCCGGCTCCAATGCCTGAAAACCAAATCGAACGCCGCTTTCGGGAGTATGATGTGGTGATGGAGCCGTGCCGGCGCATCCGTCCCGAAGCCGGTGTCGGCGGTGACCGCTATGTACTTCAGGTCGATCCCTTTTTGGGCCAATCCGCGGGTCAGGCGCCGCAGGAACAGGTTCCGCTCGTGGACGGCGGCCTCGCGGAGCGCGTCACCGTCTTCAACAGCCCCGGCGGCATCCTTCAATTTTTCAAGACGTTCGGGACCGTACGAAAGAGTGACCAATATATCTCCGGCTGAAAAATTGCAGTTTATCAGACGGGCAAGCGTCCTGGCCGCGCGGCGGTCGTTTTCTTCCTGCTTTCTCGGAGTGGTGGAGCCCTTGCGGCGGGGCTTGCGGATTTTTGCGGCGTTACCCACAGGGAACGCGACGCGCTCGACGACGGCGCCGGACACATACTCTCTGACCATTATTTTTCCTCCGTTCATGCTTTGTCCTCCAGTTGGCGGCAGAATTAGGGTTTTAAGAACCGTGTAAAATACGCGCGCGCACGCGTATTGAATTAACAATGAACAGTTAACAATTAACAATTAGGGGAACGGCCTTGGGGGTTCGGGGGTGAAACCCCCGTCTTTGCCCGGCAGGGCACCTGCCAACAATGAACAATTAGGGGATACGATAATTGTTTCGGCGCGCCGTGGGCGTCGCGCCCTACGTTTCTTAATTGTTAATTGTTCATTGGCCATTGTTAATTGTAAACGATATATAATATTTCCTGACGATCCGTTTCAGCGTCGAGCGCGACAGATGATGCCGCATACAAACAATATCAGCACCGTCGTCCGTCGTAACGAACTGAAAAAGCGCCTGATAATGCTCGCCGCCGCATTTAAGGCACAGATCGTCAATCTCCCGGCGGTCACGCTCCGGCAGCTCTTTATAAAGACGGGACCTGAAGTATATATACCCCTGCATGTCACGGCTCACCGCAACAGATTTCTTGTATCTAAACAACCGTGTCCCCCGTTTCTATAAATGATAACGCCCTCATGACGCGTAATCCCACATGCTTGTCCGACGCGGAAACACTCGGATGATGTTCATACATTAGACCGCCTTTCTGCAATATCACGACTTCGGTCGTTATCGTTCGCGGCGGCAAACATGTTATACTGAACGGCTGCTGTCTCCAGCCGGCGCCGCGCCAGCCCGACATACTCGGGGTTCAGCTCGATCCCGATGTACCCGCGCTGCTCCTCCAAAGCCACCAGGCCGGTCGTGCCCGCGCCGAAGAACGGGTCAAGCACGGTTCCTCCGTATCGGCTGCCGGCAAGGATGCAGGGCCGGATCAGGTCCGGCGGGAACACGGCGAAGTGCGCGCCGGTATACGGTTTGGTCGCAACCGTCCACACGTCGCGCTTGTTGCGTTCCTCCAGCGCCGCGCCGTCCAAGATGTCTTCGGCCTGCATCCGGCGGCCGCCGTTTGGCCTGAACGCTCCGCCGCTCCCGCGCGGGCACTGGGGGTCGCCGTTCACCGCCGGTTCCATAATCGCGCCGTAATTGTAGAAGTAGCTGCTCGACTTGGATAACAGAAAAACCGTTTCATGCGCCCGCGTGGGTCGGTCTTTCACGCTCTCCGGCATGGCGTTAGGCTTGTGCCAGATTATTTCCGAACGCAGATACCAGCCGTCGGCGCGCAGTGCAAACGCCAGCAGCCACGGTATCCCGACAAGGTCCTTGGGTTTCAAGCCATACGTTTTGCCGCGGCTGGCATAGGCGGGCTGCCAGTTCTCGCTCCGCTTTTCCGCGGACTGCCCGCCTTTACCGCTGCCCGCGTAGCTGTCGCCGATGTTAACCCATAACGTACCGTCGTCGCGTAAGACGCGCCGCACTTCGCGGAACACCTCGACAAGCCGGTCAATATACAGTTCGGGTGTATGTTCTAACCCGATCTGACCGTCGATACCGTAATCCCGCAGACCGTAGTACGGCGGCGACGTGACACACATATCCACACTGCCGGTTTCGAGTTGCGCCAGGCCGTCCAAAGCGTCGGCGCAGATAATTCGCTCAGTCACATAATCACCGCTCTCGTGTCCCCATTCCCCTCCATGGAGGGGTGCCGCGAAGCGTCGGGGGGGGTTGTCAGATAACAGTTATCAGTTAACAGTTAACAGATAGGAAACGTAGGGCGCGACGCCCTCGGCGCGCCGGATTATCTGTTATCTTCCTTTCCGTTAAATCAAAACCTCTGCGTATTGCATCAACTCCGTCAGCTCAGTCCTCGGCGTCAGCCTGTCGAACGCGCACGGCCTCATGTCAAGCAGCCAGTCGCTCTCACAGGCGTTCAGCTTGATGTCGTCGCTGATGGCGCACGCGAAAGTCTGCATCTCGCGCGCCATGCCGTACCGCATAAGACCGCGCCACTTGTCGGGATAATGCTTGCGTAAAATCTCAATATTATTTCCGGTATACGCCAGCCCCGTCCCGCAGGTA